GTAATCCAATGAGCGTCATATTTGAAGTCGGTGTATGCTGAACCTGTTGAGATATTATCAGATTCTAATTTTACATTATCAATAGAACCACTAAAGTCACCACTACCACTACCAAAGAAAGTCCAACGAATGTTATGATTACCATCTTGTTGTGCTTCGAAGTATAGTGTTACATTTTGTGATGATGTGAAATTTGATACATAAGAACTTTGTAAATAGTTAGATGAGTCTAATAATCTACCATCAGGTTCTTGGATATCAAATTCAATTCCATCTGGGAATGTTCCAGTGTCTATATTGAAACTTGCGGTATAGTTAGCACCTTCTTGTAATGATACTTTTCTATTCACAGTAGCACCACCAAAGTTTGACCCCGACATCACTAATTTAAAGTCGTTAATCGTAGTGGTTTGTGATGAATTTTCATCATTTAAAATCTCATCATTGATTACATATGTTGATGGTAAAGTTCCGTTGATGTTGAATTGGTCAAAGATTATCACCGATTCCTCTACAACACTATAAATGTAGAAGTTGTCTAATGAGCCCTGAGACCCATCGGCACCATTATCATCAAAGAATGTAAACTGAACTTTATGTACATCATTCCCACCGACTGCAGCAGAACCTGAAAAAGACATTAGGTAAGACCTATTACCCTCAATAGTATCAAAGTATCCACTCACCTCAGAGTCATCGTAGTAAGAACCATCGGGTTTATACACTCTGAAATCAATTCCCGATAGTGTTAATTTATTTGCTTCGAATGATAATGTATAAACCTCACCCTCATCCAAAGATGCTGATAAGTTTGCAGTAGCACCACCATAGTTAGAGGCGGATAAAATTAAGAGACCACCACTTACTACAAGTGATGGGTCTTCACCACCAGTACCCTTAATAGGTTCTACCATTTCGAACCCACCTACATTTGCAGTAAAGTTGTAATATGCTTCCAACGATGGAATTGATGTTGGGTCAACTGGTTTACCAACCGTTGAGTTTACAGTATCCCATACATCCGATAGACTCCGACTTACCCAAGAAACGTGTTTTGTATTATGTGGGGTGTCTGCTTCAGACCCAATACCTTCGGTAAATCCTTCATACAATGGATACACATATAGGTCGTAGTTAGATTCTATTTCTCTATTCTCAATGTTCTCTAACCTCAATCTATATTGTGGTGATGTAATATCATTTGATACTATCGATTGTGAAATTGAAGTAAGGTCGAATTCCAACAACACCCTACTATTACCCAATAGAGTAGTGTTATCGGTGTCATAAAACTTACCAATTTCAAGAATCTCATCCTTGCCCGTGTTTTGTTCTTTACGAGGAGTGTCCTCATATAGGGTTGCGTCTTTACTTGGATATATTCTATAAATCATCTCTTACCTCTTAAAATAATGATACCACTCTACCCTTGATATCTACATCCGGATACTTCACTTCAAAACAAGTTGGGTCTTTAGGTGGGTAAACGATTCCATCACGAGTTGCGTTTTGGATATTATATTTATTTGTTGAATAGTTTCCATCGTATTTGTTTACGATTTGAAGACCACCATTACCATCTTTATCAGGTCTAACCACCGACTGAACTCCATCAACTCTATCTAACAATACATAAACATCAGTTAGAACGATTGGTTTGTTGATACCCATTCTATCGATGTTAAAGTATTTTTTCAATTCATCGATACATCTCAATAACACTTCGTTTGAGTTGTAATTTGGAAGTACGATAAGTTCAAACTCGATACCAATGTTTACTATGTATGCATTTTTGATGTTTACTGCATCAGTTAGGATACGATAGTAAGACATATAGTTTTGTAGATTCTGCTTCGTAGCAGGATTTAATTGTGTTAACTTTTTATCGTCATCATATCCCAATGTATAGAAGTTGATTGCCAAAGGATTTGGAATTGGGTCTGGCCCATCATCCAACAATGTATTGATTTGGAAATCAGGAGCAACATATGCCTTAGCAACCGACCCAAATTGTGGTGGTAATGCGTATGCTCTTAGTAGATAGTCCTCACGAGTTACTGCTCTATTTTGTGCTCTAAAGTATGCAATTGCATTCTCTCTAACTTCTTCAATTTCTTCTTCGTATGCACCACCACCTGCGGCAACTTCATTTGTTACTGCGATTGAGTTTTCTACAATATTAACAGTATCCGATACCAATGCGGTGGTGTCAGTCTCAATTACTCGTTGGATAAGTTCAGTTAGGTCTGCAGATGATACATTATCATCGACCCCATTACCAACTCGATACCTAACGGTAAGTGTTGTATTTGAGGGTGCAACTCCATATGTCTTAGCGTACATAAAGTTTGATGGGTCAATACCTTGGTCGAGGTCACCACTTGCCGGATATAATGCAGAACCTACATTGTCTGGATTTGGTAGTATTTCCTCATCAGCATTTGATGATACACCTGCTCCAAATTGAATATCAATCTCACCCTCATCAGTAATACGAGTGATGTATCTCTTTGGAACTCGTTTTAGTTTAAGTAGAGATGGTGTTTCATTTGCATACCCCGACATTGCTATTGAGTAATCAGTCGTGTTTGGTAACTCTTCAAATATAGTGTCTTGAGCAAGATACTCTACTTTAGACCACTCATCACCATCATCATCACTAATACTAATAACATCAACCAACCCATCTTCATCTGATAATCTAATTTTATCATATGGTTTTGGTGATTCAAATTCAAATGTGGTTTCCTTCTCCTTACCACTAACAGCTCTTACATATTTTTTCAATAAGTAGTAAACTGGCTCATCCGTAGTTTCATCAATTTGATAAACCGAAACTTCAGTTGGGTCGAATGATGATGAGAATCCAAATCTAACCTTTTCAGTTGTTGCAAACTCAACATCTGAGTTTGTTGATGAACCCACGACCATACCTTCTTTGAGGGTTAAAGCATAATCAAAGTTAGGACTTACATTGTCACCACTACCTTGTGCTGGTACTAATTGGTAAACTGTTAATGTGGTTGTAGCAGGAACATATAACTTAGGTTTATACCCAAGTGATTGTGCGATTGTAAATACATTAGATTTTTCTTGTGCTTCTTCAAGGATAGATTCTCTTAACTGAACATCCGTATAGTATGAAAGTACATCACCTACATACGATGCCATTTCCATAAACATCATACCTGGAGATGACTCGTTGAAGTCATTGTAGGTATTTGGGAAATAGTTTTTTGTAAAGTCGATTAGGTTTTTTCGGATATCGCCGAAGTCCCTTCCAACTAAGTTTACATCTTTTTTTACTTTATCTGCCATCTTCTATCCTCAGACAATAGAAACATTACCCTGTTCGGTAACGAGTATTGTTATTTGTGTATTTGCTCCACTTTCAGTAACCCTAACCTTTAGTGATATCTCAACACGATTATTATCTTCTAATGTAATAACATTCACTTCATCAATGATAATATAGGGTAACCAAAACTTTATATCAGTTCTAAGTGAGTCTTCTAAGTCTGAACTTAATGTTTCTGATATTTGTTCGAACAATAGGGAATATACATCCGAACCAAATAGGGGTTGAAATGGTCGTTCACCCTTTCGTGTTAGTATCAGATTTTTAAGATTAGATATTGCTTGTTCTTCAGTAGTATACGATAACTTAAACAATGGGTCACCACCCAATGGTAGTTGAACTCCAATTGCTTTATTACGTTTTAAGTCTAACGGATTTCTCGTATACTCTTTACGATTTGGCATTATTTACCCTTCTTATTATTCATATGTTTCATCAAACCAGAATAGTCACGAGTTAGTGCGTTCACTACTGCCTGACCTGCTCCCGTTTGTTGTAGTTGTTGTGTAGATACTTGACCACCTTCAGCAGTTTGTAATACTTGTGGTTGTTGACCACTCATCATACTACCAAAACTTTGTGCTTGTGATGAGTTAAACATACCACCACCAACTCCATTGGAGTTGATACTTCTCCACTCACCACCTTGTGCGGTTTCGTTCAACATATCATTCAACATAGAATTCTTTGTGAATGACTTTGACTCTTGTTTTGTTTCGAAGATATGTTCTACATCAAGCGGGTCTTTATCAACAACTTTTGGTTGTGATTGTTTGATTTCATTCATAAGAGATTTACGAAGTGCCTTTTCTTTTTTAGCAACTTCCTTCTTAACCTCTTCCTTAATGATG